CCAGGGTGGCGGCCGCCGTGGTGGTCAGCGCGGAACCCGACGTCACCGCGAGGTTGCGGTCACCGGTCACGATCGGCGGCACAGCGATCGAGCCGAGCAGCGTCGGGACGGTGGTCGCCTTGATCATGATCGCGACCCAGTAGATGCCGGTCGTGGTGATGGTCTGTGCGGTGGCCAACGCCGCCGTGACCTTCGTGAACGCGGCCAGCGCGCCCGTGAGGGCGTCCGCCGACTGCGCGAGCAGCGCCGGAGTGGCCGCGTTGGAGTACAGCGCCACCCACGAGTTGGTGGGCGTGCCGGCCGCCGTGGTGCCCACGAAGTAGTTGACGTTCGTGATGACGTCCCCGGCGCAGAGCCGGATCGGCACCGCGGTCATGACCTGCGTGGTCAGCGCGACCGAGCCCGAATCGGACACCGAGTCGTACAGGCCGAAGCGGGGCATGTTGGCCCGATAGAAGGTGGATGGGGACGCCGGCAGCGCCGGGTCCCACGGTGCGAGGACGTCACGGACGTTGCCCGTGAATACGCCGAGCTGGCTCATGCTGGGGTCTCCTTGTAGTACCTGGCCACGAGTTCGTCGCGGCTGAGTCCGTCGGCCTCTTCCTGGGTCATGCCGTGCTCGACGGCGAACGCCCGCCACGCCTCGGTGGAGGCGGACCGCTTCGGCAGTTCCTCGGTCGCTCCGTCGCCGTCGACGTCGGCCACGACCGGCTCGTCGACGGGCACGATGCGGTAGCCGGAGCGCACCATGTGGTGGAACTCCACCGGCGACGTGTGTTCATCGAGCACCGGCTGGCCGTCGACGAACTCCAGACGACCCTCCACGGTGGCCACGCCATCGCGGAACACGACGCTGCCGAGTGCGCCGGTGAAGTCGGGCACGGGTGTCTCCACCCGGTAGGTACCCATCAGGTCACCTTGATGCCGCGCAGCACGCCCGCAGCCTTGGTGTTCTTCAGGGTCATGGCCAGCGGCCCGATCTCCAGCTCACCGGACTTGACCGCGCCCGCGTGGGCGAAGTCGGGCAGCCAGGTCTGCACCATCGGCACGCCGGTGGCGATGACGCCGTGGAAGGCGTCCATGCCGAACGTGACCGCGTACAGGTCGGTGAGGTTGCTCGCGATCGGGATGATGGGCGCGGAGCCGTCGAACCGGTCGCCGATGTCGATCATCGCCCAGTCCCCGTACATCTCCACCTGGCGACCGAGGTCGTCCTTGGTGTTGGTGTACGAGCCCGACGTGCGCACGACGCTGCGCAGACGGGCGATCATCTTGGTGTTGCCGAGCAGCGCCTTGACGCCGGGCGGGATGGCGCCGGGGGCGCTCATGTCGCCGGAGCCGGTGTGCGACGGGACGATCAGGGACAGGAAGTCGTCCAGCTCGTCCAGGCGCGTGTTGGCGGTGGCCAGGTTGCCGGCGATGGTCGCGGCGGTCCAGTCGGCCGAGCCGGCCACGTACGCCGCAGTCTTCTCCGTGACCGTGCCGGTGAGGCTCTTGGACAGACCGTCGAACCCGTTCGAGTCGACGGCGGTGTCGCCGAGTACCAGTTCCTGCTGGAACCGGACGATGCTCGACGTGGTGAGCTGGCTCAGCTGGAACGCGATCTCGTTGGTCTGCTGCGGGCCCAGGTTGGCCAGCACGCGGTCCAACGTGAACGCACCACCCAACGGCTTCAGGTCCACAGTGAACCGCTGCCGCGTGGCCTGACCGGGCGAGTATTCCGAGTTGATGGCACGGAAGCCGGCGCCGGCCGGAGTGATGAGCCGGGTGTAGCCGTAGGTGAGGGTCGCGCCCGACGAGCCCGGGGACACCGAGTCGTCGAACGGCACGTGGTCCCACAGCCACGAGTAGCGCCGGATGTTGTCGATGACGTTGAAGTCGACGTCGTTGAGGGTGTTCACCGCCGCCTGAGCGAGTGTGACTGGCATGCGTTACTCCGTATCGGGTCTAGCCACCGGCAGCTTTGCGCTGGTTGGCGATGGCCTCGGTGAGCGATGACGCGCGGACGCGCGTTGCACCCTTCGACCCCTGCGAGGGGTCAGGGCGGGGTCCGCTGGGCGCCTGGCCCGATGCGGGGTACTTGGCCGCGGCCGCCTGGACCTTGGCCTGCAATGCGGTGGTGAACTCCTGCGAACGCGGGTCGAGGTCGACCAGGTCGTCGAGGGACGAGATGAACGCCCGGCTGTCGAGCAAGGCATCCGGATTGGCGCCGAAGCCACCAGCGAGGCGGTAGACCTGCAGCTCGACGCCCGCTGACCACGCTTGGTCCCGGGCTGTCTCGAGGTGCTGGGTGAGCACCTCGGGCGTGGGTGGTTCCTCGCCTGCCAGGCCGAGCGCACGGGCGACTTGGGCGGCCATCTCCTGCCGGGCCTCGGCTGCTGCGTTGGCCTTGCTGCCGGTGCGGGCCTTGAGGTCGGCGGCGGCGACTTGCTGCTGTAGCCATGCCTGCGCCTCCGGAGACAGGCTGCCGGGATCGAAGGGCGTGGGTGGTGCTGCGGGCGCCGGAGGTGCCGCCACGGGCGGTGTGGGCGCGGTTGGTACTGGGGCCGGTGCTGGCGCCGCTGGCGTCGGCTCGGATGGTGCGGTCATCGGCTCTCCTGGAGCTCGTGATGGCCGTCAGTGCGAGGCGAACTTGCGCAGCGCCTTGCTGGCTGACGGTGGTCTCTTGCGGGATGGCAACGTCTTGAAGCCGCGCCCTACCTCGGTGGCCTCGGCATGCCGGCGGGCCCACGGTTGATGTGTTGCGAACGCCCATTTCCACTGGGCCTTGCTGGCGAACTGATGCGTCCCCGGCATCACCCACCTCCGATGCTGGTCACGCGCTGGCAGCGCGGCGGCGCGTCATCTTCTGCGCGGCGCTGCGCTTCGGTGCCGCACTGGATGCGGATGTCGAGCCGCCCGGGCGAGGTGAGGCGTCCTGGATCAGCACCGCGTGCTTGTCCTGATTTCCGAGGATGACCGCGGCTGACCTGGTGCGCGGCGTCAACGTTTTCTGGTTCGCCTCAGGTGTGAGCACGATCCTGTCGGCGCCCTGCTGGCGACTCATCCGTGCGAGAGCGTCGTCCACTTCCTGCCGCGAGTAGCCGCTGCCGAGTTGGTCGCGGACGTCCGCCAGGGATGCCCAGCCACTCGGCGACCGGCCGCTACTTCGATATGCCTGCCGGATGGCGTTCTCGACGTCGACCTTGCGCTGTGGCGTGGCCGGCGCTTCCTGACCGACGCGACTCGGCATCGACCCGAACAAGACGGTGTCACCGTTCCGCACGGTGACCGGAGTTCCGAGGACGATATCGGGCGTGGCAGCATCCAGCGCTGCCGCTGCCTGACGTTGCGTCTCCGGGTTGGCCGAGAAGACTCCGATGCCATCCTCGGGACGCATGGCCCTGGGCTGAGCCAGCGGCGCCGCAAGGATCTGACGCCGCCGCTCCAATTCCGCCGCGTCAGGGGCATTGGGTGTGGTCGGCATTGAGGGCGCAGAGGCTGTGCCCCGATTCCAATCGCCAGCGAAAATGCTGGCCGGGCGATTCTTCAGGCCAGCGGACCCCGCCGCGATCTTGTCGATGATCTGCTGCTTGGTGCCCTTCGGCGTCGCGGCTGGGCCACCGACATGGCCAGCAATGGTCTTCAGGTCCGCGACGGTGAGTTTCTGACCTTGGAGCAGTGCCCGCACGTCGTCTTCGGACTGGGCCGCCTTCACCTGGTCGGCGATGCTGGCGTGGTCAACGGATGCCTTGGCGCGGGTCATCTTCGCGGCGGCCGTCTTCTTGACTGGCTTGGCCTCGATTTCAGCGGCGATCCGCTCCAGGGCGTCCGCGCGGTCACGCATACCCTGCGCCGCCTGGGTACTTTCCTCCGAAGGTTTGTCCTGCCAGCTGCCGCTCCGAATCGCGGCATGACTCCGGTTGAAAGCGGCGTACTCCCGGAGCCGCTTGGCCGCAACGCCAGCTGACACGCGACCCTCGGCGTGCGCCTGCTGGATCTCCTCGGCGCTCATGCCGGAGGTCTGGCCGGCGGTCAGTTTCCTGGCCGCCGTCTTCTTGGCGGGTGGCGCCTTGACGGTGGGCACCGGACGCGGCGACGGATCCTGGAGCATGATGGCGTGCTTGGCCTGGTCGCCGATCACCACAGCCGCGTCACGGTCCGCCTGAGTCAGCATTTTCTGGTTGGATTCGGGCACGATGTTCGCGCCGGGCTCCTGCTCCAGCCGCTTCAGCGAGGCGTCGACCTCGTGTCGGTTCACGTCCTCGCCGAGATGGTTGCGCAAGTCGGCCAGACCGACCCAGTCGCCAGGGTTCGCGGCGAGGTCGGCGTACGCGGCGCGGACCCGGTTGTCCACCTGCACCGCGCGGACGGCCGGATCGGCCGATAGCCGCTCGGGACGAGACGGTGTGACATGGGCCGGCGCGCCACCCTGCATCGCGGCCACGTGAGCGCGGGCAGCCTCGAGCAGACTCGCATCAGGCGTCGGCGCCGCACCATGGGTCTCACGGTGGTCAGCGGCGATCGCGTCAGCGACGTCTACGCGACGCTGGATCGGCGCCAGTTCGGCACGTAGACGCTCGGCCTGAAGTCGGTTCTGCCGCCTCGCCTCGGGATGCGACAGCCGCGACCCGTCGAACTGCGGGGCGGCGTGCTGCTCATCCAGGGTGCGGATCTGGTCGTGCAGCCGGCTCGCCCTCGCGCGGTCGTGGGACGCCATCTTCTTGTGGGCGGCCGACGGCGCCGCCATCAGCCGGGCGATCGCCGGACGGCCCACAGGAGTGCGGGCCTTCACATCCGCATCGTGCTGCGCCGCCTCGTGCGGCGACATCATCTTGATCAGGGCACGAGCGACGCTCTTCACGCCAATGAACTCGCCGCCGAGGTCCGTACCCTTCGCGCCGCGCTTCTGGCTGGGCTTGTAGGTCATCGCACTCCCTACCTGATGTAGCCGAAGCGACGGAGCAATCGCAGGGTTTCGTCGCGGTCGCCCTTGGCGTCCTTGATGATCTGGCGCGGAGTGATGCGCGCGCCCGGCGACGAGCCGCGCTTCGTTGCGGACTCCCGGGTGAACTGCCGACCACCCGCCACGTAAAGCGAGCCCTTGCGGTGAATGTTCGTGACCGCAGCGATGTCGGCGCCCAGGGCGATGGCCTCCTGCTCGGCCTGCGACCAGCCCGCCGCGGTGCGCTCCGCTGGCGTCATCGCCTCGTACGTCGCCTCCGGGGAGGTGAGCGGCTCGTCGCCCTCGCCCGCCGGCACCATGACGCAGTCGCACTTCGGGTGGCGCTCGAATCCCGTCGACCAGCGGTACCAGCGACCGGCCAGGATGATGCACCGGTTGCACGTCGCCCCGACGACCAGACGTACGTAGCCAGCCGTACCGTTCGTCGTCATCGCGATCTCGTCGGCCGTACGGCCCGCATCGGCAACCTCGGTGCGGACCATCGTGTCCAACTGCGACAGTCCGGCAGCCATCGCGCGCGCGGGCGTATCGCCGCCCTGAATCGCCACCAGCGCCGTAATCGCCGGCTGGTAGAGCAGGGACACCAGATCCCGGCCGTCCGCCGCCACGCCCGCCAGAGAAGCCGCGACGAGCGTGCCCTCGGCCGCCGCTACCATGCCCTCGACGGCCATCGAGCCGGCCACGTACGGATCCGCCGCCTGCGCCGCGGCGAGCTGCGCGCCGGTCAGGCCACCGGCCACCACCGGCAACTGCGTCCGCCAAGACGCGGCGATCGCGGCCGTGTCGACCTGCGCCCACCGCGACGCCGCCACACTGGCGGCGGCGCCGACGAGGACCTGACGATCGGCGTAGTGGGCCTGCGCGGCCTCAGCCGCCGGCACTCAACGCTCCCGGCCGGCCGGCCAAGGAGTTCGCGATCGCCGTCAACGGATCCTCCGCCGCGACCTGCTTGTCCGCCTCTTCCATCCGCGTGATCTGCGCGTCGGTGTACCCGAGATCCTCGCGGGTCTGGCGCATCGGCACGATCGGCTTCGGCAGGTTGTTCAGCTTCACCGCCGCGTCGGCCTTCTGCGCGATCGTCGGGGTCGACGGGTCGCGCCAGATCGTCTCCAGGCGCTTGTACCGCGGGTCCCAGTCGCCGTCCTGGAGACGCTTCACGAGGCGCATGGTCTGCTCGTACGCGCCGCCGAACGGGACCTGCTTACGCTCAGCACGTTTCACCAGCCGCATCTCGGCGGACCGGATCGAGTCCGCGCTCGGCGGGTTCTCGGTCGTCAGCCCAAGGTAGTGCGGCGGCAGGCCCGCGATACTCGCGACCAGGCGGGCGAGCTGGTTAATGGTCTCGTGGAAGTTGGCCAAGTTTGCCGACTGGAACTCGAACATCTTGGCCGTGCCCTCTTCGTCCTGCAGGGTCAGCAGCCGGCCCAGCATCGCCTGGAGTGCCGTCAGTTTGTTGCCGGCCTGGTCCTCCAGGTCCTGCGGCCCGATGCCGAAAATGCCCCGCAAGGGCAGAGCCACGAACTCGGCGGCCACCATCATGTCCGTCGAAATCTTGTTCGCCGCGTGCGCCAACGGCAGGATCGGCGACAACTCCGACCGGCCCAACCAGTCCGCGGTCCGGGCCCGGTTGACCACCGGCACCACCGGCACCACGCCGAGGTTGTGCACATCCTCGTCGACCACGACGCCGTTCTCACGCCACTGGGTACGGTCCGGCAGGTACAGCGTGCTGTACAGAACCCCGCCGCCATTGATGACGTTCGTCGGCGCCGACGGCAGCGACGGCGACGCCTCCGGGTCAACCCACCGGCGCAGCGCCGCGCGGACCCGGCGGTTGCGCGGATCCACATCGGCGAACATCTCCAGCGGCGACTCGAACGTCACCAGCGGCGTATCGGGATCGTCCTCGTTCGCGCCGACGCACACGAACGACCGCTTCATCACCAGTGCGTCGACGCGACCCAGCTGGCTGTTCTCGTCGGCGTTGTTCTCCTGCCACACCCGCCACAGCTCGTCGTCGCCCTTATCCTGATCCGGCAGACGGAACCCCTCAGGATCGAGGCGCTCCTCGACGGAGTCCACCACCAGCTGAGGCCAGGCGACCACGACCTGCTGAAGCCGGTCGCCGATCTCCCGAAAAATCTCCGGGTGCATGTACGACCGCGGCGACAGCAGCTCGTACTCGTCGTTCAGAGCCCGCAACTTCGGTCGCTCGACGTCATGCTGACGCGACAGCCGCATAACCCAGTCGTTCGGATCAGTGGGGAGTGGCATAGACCCCCCTCACGACATGACGACGAGCTTTCGGCGGGCCTTCTTCTGCCATCCGCCCTTCGCGAGGGCGTCGAGCCGGGCCTGCCAGGAGAGGCAGCCGGCCATGGCGAGGTCGATATACAGGGGCGAATCCGGCCGTGGTTTGTAGATCGTCCACAGCGGAGTGTCGTCGTCGTCGAGTTGGTTCAGGTCACCCTTGCGGGCGTTCGCGATGTGTCGGGCGAAGCGCGGGTCGCCGGAGTGTGTGAGCGCGCCCGACGTTTGTGCGGTGCGGTACGCCCGCATCGCCTGGCCGATCTGGCGCTGACGGTTCGTGTACCACTCCACGACCCGCTTCTCGCCGTATCGGCCGGACCACTTCGCCACATTCGCCTCGAACCGTGGCGGATCCGCGTAGGCCAAGAAAACCTGGAATCGGTCCATGGCCTCGGCCATCGCGCCGTCGACCTGCTCGTCGGTGATTTCCCAGTCGTCGCCGGCCGCGCCTTCGGGCTTCTCCCAAGCGGCGTGGACCCACTGGAACCCGGTCTCGATATGCGTCGCGATGAAGCCCGCGGCGTCACGCCACCGTGCCCCGTCGTACCCCAGGACGATCGGCTCCCGCTCGTCGATCCGTACGTCCGGCCGGGCCAGCAGCGTCTTCCAGCGAATCGGGTCGAACGCCTGCCGCGACGCGGACACCCGGCGATTCAGCCAGACCCGTTCCCAGTAGGCGCGGTCCGTGTCCGGCTGCATGTAGAGGTTCGCGATCGAGTCGACCTGGCCCTCGAAGTCGACCCACTTCGCCAACGCCGGGCCTGAGGCGATGCGGATGGCCTCCCGGATCTGGACCGGGTCCTCGAGATCTTCGTCATCGCGGGCGGGGGCCTCGCGGTGGAAGAAGAACAGGGTCGCGTCCTTCGCCTTGCCCTTCGCGATCATCTCCGCGTAGTCGTGCGTGTCCTGCGCGACCGACCCTTCGCCCTCGGCGTACGTCGTCGTCGTCTCGAATTCCCAGGCGTCGGCGATCACGCGCTTGGGGATGTTCATCTTCATCGTCTGCCGCGCCTCTTTTTGCCGCGGCAGAGTCATTCGGTGCGTCTCGTCGAAGTGCTGGCAGGTCGTACGGGCGCCATCGGCACTATCCGGGGCCGTGGCGAGTGCCTCGGCCTTACCGTCGCCGTATGCGCGGGTGATGCGGTCCTTGCCCGAGTCGAACAGGTCCGCATCAGGTCCTTCGGAGCACATGCAGAGCAGGGCGCCGTACGCCAACTCCTCTGTCTGCTTCTCCGTGTAGGCGATCATCGGGATGTACGGGTCCGTCACCGGCGCCCCGACCGGCACGTACAGCTTTCCCTCGCGCCGCCAGCCATCCGTCCGAACCGGACCGTCCGGGTGGAGTTCCGCGAACATCACCCATGCGGCGAGTTCGGTCTTCGCCGAGCCCTTTCGCAGGGAGATCGCGACCCGCTTGAAACGCCGCCGGCCGGCCCGCGGGTGGTCGTGCGGATAGACCTGGTAGATCCGGTCGATCAGCGCCGCTTTCTCGACGTCGATGACCGGCTTCTTGCCTCGAAGGTCGCCCGGACCATGGATCGCGCAGTCCTCGATGAGTTGCCGAACCTGCGGGCCGAGCGTCGGCCAGGGTCCCTCATCCAGCGACGGGATAACGAAGGTGCTCACACGGCGCGCAGCGCCGCAAACGGATCCTCGCCCTTAGCGGTCTTCTTGGCGGGTGGGGTAGCGGCGGCGCGGCGACGCTGGCCACGGTCCTGCGCCTCGTCGACCTTCTCAATCTCCCACTGCAACCGGCGGCGATCGATCGGAGTCAGGCCAAAGCACTGGCGTTGGAGACGAATCTCGGCCGCGGCAGTCCAGTGCGGCTTCAACCAGAAGCCATCGACCAGAACAGCGAGAACGAAGAGGCCATGGCGGTCTGAGGCGTCGTACTCCGGCGCCATCGGCGAGGCCCAGACGTCCGCCCACCAGGCGATCGTCTGCGGATGCCACTCCCGATCCTCGGGAAGTGCCGGAGCCTTGACGTCATGGACTGTGGTCAGGGTTGCGCGGGTAGTGCTGTGGTTCCGGCGAGCCGGGTTGCGCTTGGGCATAGCTGGCATGGCGGCCTCCGGACGACTCCTGGTCGTCACTATGGGTCACGATTGCAAGATCAGAAATTGCCTGGGTTCCGTACAGATGGAAATCCAC